ACACACGCTCTGCGAAGTCGTCCAATTGCATGGTCAATTCAGCAGATGTGAAGTTCACGCCAATGTGCTTTTGTGAAGCAACAGTCAAAGTGGTGAACTGTTCGTTGTCGTCCTGAACTTGCAGGGCGGCACCATCAGTTACCAACGCGCGGTCGGGTAAACGGATACGCAGTGTAGAACCAATCTTGGCACCTTCAACAGCAAAGCTGTCGTCGTACTGACGGTTCACGTTACGGGTGAGCACCAGGTTGTTCTCGAGAATCTCGAGAGCTTTGCGGGTGATCATGTCGATCGTTAAGATACTATTAGACATGGAAAAAATCCTTTAAAAATTGTTTAGCGGTTTTGTGCTTCCCACTTTTTACGCTGTCTTGCTCGTTCAGCTTCAATCCACTGCGAGTCCGTCATGGTCTTGGTAGACCGTGGGTCTGTAGTGTCATAAGCTGGGCCTCCAGAGGAGCGAGCCGTGACCGGCGAAATAGGTGCTGGCGCAGATGTAGTTCTCTTCATGGGAGGATCATTGGCCAACTTAGCCTCAATTCTCCCAATTTCTTTAGCTTGCATGATCGGCGCAAGACGAGAGATACGATCGGCTTCCTTGGGGTTAGCACCGAGGTAGTAAGCTACTTCAGGGCCTGCATCCGAGGCTTGAATCGTCTGAGCCATCACGTTAGTAATTGGCAGCTTGGGGTTGTAGGCGACTTGTTCAAAGTCGTCGTACTTCGTCCGAGCTTCCTCTTCCTTTTCGTGGTAGGACTCAAGAATTGCAGATTGCTGCCGTGCTTCTTCTCGCTGGGCAAGCAGTTGTTCAGCTTTTTGATAGGCCAATGCGTCTGCATAGGCTTCAGGACTGTCAAACTGATCGACTGGCGGGATGTTTGCTGGCGCTCTCAGCGTCTGGGCTTCTGCCTGACGTTGGGTCTGCTCTCTTTCCCACTTCCTTTGCTCTCTTCCAAGCCTTTTGCCAATTGCTGCATCAAGTTCTTCTTGGGTAAAAACCCTAGATGGCTCTTTTGCTTCTTCAGCGACTTCCGGCGTTTGAGGTGCTTCCTGAGTGGCCGTCACTTCTGGAGCTGGCGCGGAGTCAACTTCCGCTAAGGTTTGTTGGACTTCTTCAGTCATTTTTGAATCTCAATGATTCCCTGATGAACGCATCAGTACGGTTTTGTAAATCTTACACTAAATTACAATGATTGTGCAGCTTGATAAGCAGCAATAACCGCAGGCGTGTGAACAGATGCGGCAATGGCTTTTACCTTGGCATCTTCAGCGCTGTAGTCAGCGCCAGGCACTACAACGTGACGGTGAAAATTGCTACTTATTTCCACGCCATCTTCTTTGATAGCCGTTTTTGTGCGAACCTGTATGCAGCCGTTTTCAACAACTTCAATTAAATCTACAGAGATAACTTTTGCGAGAGCCATGATATTTTCCTTGTTTACAGTTATAAATTACCTTCAGAAACCCAAGTTCCAGGCGTTCCCGCCACCGTGCATAACCACCCTTTGGGTGAGCCAATTACAGGCGCAGAGTTAAGAGCACGATCTCCAACAATCCAAGCCGATGTACTCCACGGCACAGTTCCAGAGGGAATTCCTGAAGAATAAAAAACACGTTGTGATGCAGTCGCTCCAACTGCATACCCATTGCCTGGTGCTAATGCAGAGAACGATGCAACACCGCTAGTGCCATCAATGCTCCAAACTTTTGTGCGGTTTGAGTTTGCTATAAAACCTTGCCATTGACCAAAACCCGTAGCAGTTGTGGAATCGGCAGCTTGCAGTGCAAGAGCCAAATTAGTTCCAGGTGGGCTAACAAATTGGGATTGTCTAGCGTCAACAGTCGCAGCGTTATTAAAGTTAAAATTATTGAAAGCATTAACAGGTTGGCGCATAGGTATTTGTGAATCGCCAATAATTGACCCTAAACAAGCCGCTGGCCTACTACCTTTGCAACTTGATATTGTATGTAGCTGAGATACAGAACCTAGTCCATACCTATTCCCTCCCAATACGCTAGTAAGCGCAAGTGTGCATCCATAAAAACCAAAATTAGCTGGTGAACGGTTAGCAAGATTTGGTTTTAAAGCAATATCATCAAACAGATAATTTACAACTTCTTTAGCTGTTGCTGTAGTTGATGCGGCATTTCTTAACGTAATAGTGAGTCCTGTAATAGCATCAATCGGTGAAATTAAATCATTTCCATATAAGCCTGCGCCTTGCACTGTTAAAGTTTGGCCTACTGCAAAACCAGCTGTACTAGCAACATTTAAAGAGGTATCACCAGATAATATGCTGCCAGTTGTTGGTGGAGTTGGAGTGGTACCGCTATAACCATTCGATTCATTGTTATACCCAATTATGGACAAATCAGATAAACCACCGCCAAACACCATGCCTTCTTGATAGCAATAATTTGCAGTTATATTTATAAAATTACTAGCCTGCCCATTTCCTACATTTCCACCTATAGCCGTAGTATCCTGCAATATAATATTTAAACCATTAATGTTTTGCCCATTAAAATATATATTATAGAATCTATTTTTATCAAATAAGTTACCAACGTAACTGACGCCAGCACCACCATATAAAATACCGTAAGGGCCAGAGTTCATTTCTAAATTTTGAGCAAACCATTGCTGAACAAATCCTGCAAAATAAAGGGCTGACCTGCTAGGTGAACTAAATGTCATATTGTTTAAAGTACACCAAACACCGCCATTTTTTGCGCTGATTTGATCGTAGCCACCATTTAACCATAGCCCCTCAAAAGAATTTCCTAAAATGTCGAGTTCATTACCTAAATTGTTATAACCAGTATTGTGTAATTCAAATATATTAACGCCTGTTTGAACTGTAACAACAGCACTTGTGACTGGAATAGACCAAGGGGAATCCAATGTGATGGTTACTCCCGTTATTGCGGAAATTTTACTATATAAGGTGTTTCCTGCGAATCCTGCGCCAGCGATAGTAATTACTGAGCCAACTGCCATGCCAGTAGCATTACCAACGGTCAGCCCATAGTTACCTGTTGCATCGCCAAATACTGTACCTATGGTTGCTGGTATTGTAGTACCAGTTCCTGTTTGATTAATTTTAGTGCCGCCATTAGTACTAACAACATTGCCATCTTGCCCAAGTCGGTAAGTACCTTGTATTTTTAATCCAAGCGGTACAGTTAGAACCCCAGAAATATTAAACACGCCATCTGGAAAAAGCAAAGTTCCAGAGTTAGCATCGGTCATTGCAGCTTGTATTGCAGTGGTATTGTCTGTAACACCATCGCCAACAGCCCCGTAATCTACTACGTTAAAACGTGCCCCACTAATCATTGAATTGGAAACTTTTGTAAGAGACATTTTGTTTTCCTATTAGACGGAATAGAATATGTTAATTCTAAAGTTTTTTAAACTAGCATCATTATTTGCTAATACACTATTGCCAGTAGCAGATGTTTTATATGGGTACAGTGTTGTGGTTATAGACTCAAATGCTAAAGCTGCAAATGCCCCATCTGACCATGCAATAGCATTTACATGATTTCCATTTGCCGCTGTAAATGGAAAAGTTCCCCACTGAACTTGCGCTGTGCTTCCAGTAGACGGATATGAAATATTTGCTTGCAAATAAACCATTCGACCTATTTTTGTATAAGTACCTACAGCCGCTGCAAAGGTTAAACCAGCACCACTTTGATCTGTTGGAGTCCAAGTACCTTCTTCGTAGTCAGCAAACAACTCACTTGTGCCTGTGCTAGAAGTGGCGGAAAAGTCAATTCCATAACCACTTGCAGGAATTACATTTCCTGCGGTTAAAGTAATTTGAGTTGCGCTAATTGCCCGACCCGCAGTTAAATTAGCAACAGATACTTGTTTTGTAGCGCTTGATTGAACAATTGGTAAAACTTCTGTACCCGCAAGTGGAGTGGTGGATGCGGGTAATGCTGAGATCTTGGTGTCGGCCATAATGGTTCCTTAGTTAAACATGACTTCAATGGATGAAGTGTATGGTGGCGCTTGTGAAAAAGTTAGCGCTGTGCCTAAAACGGTATAAGTGTTTTTCTGTTGGTACACGCCATTGATATACACAAAGGTAAAGTTTTCGCCTAACGATGTTGTACTTAACGTAAATACAATTTGTGATCCTGTACCCGTAAAGTTTTGTACTTGATACGTTGCGGCACCAACTCCCGAAATATTATCGTAAGTTGCAATTAAAACATTTGTTGATGTATTTAAAACAAATTTGTATGGTGATGCCGATAACCAAATTTCGCCGCCTGGCACTCGACCTGCGGAATCCAAAATAATTGGGTTAGTATGCGCTGTTACACCATTAGAAGATGTATAGGTAACTTGAGGTGTAGTTGTGCCAGCAGCGTAAGAGTAGAGCTTGCCGCCAGACAAAGGCACACCGCTGTTAGTAAAAAACTGCCAGCCTGCCCCGCCTATTGGTGATAGAAAAACCAGCATACATTACTCCAAAAGAATCAAACCACCGTCTTCTTGGACGAGGTTGTCACTAATTTCAGTTAAAAGATTGCTCTGCACTGTGGCATCCGCATATCCCGATAAAAACGAAATTACACTCCCAAGGCCAATGGACACGCCGTTTCTAACAGAAATGCCAAAAAAGCTCATTGGATATTAATTGGTTTGCAGTAAATTGTGCCGCCTGTAGACACTTGGATTGCACTCACGCGCCATTGACCACTAACGCTGGTAGGCACTTTAAATGGAATTGGTGTAAACGGGGGGACTGGTGTGCTAGATGTCGTAGCGGTAACGCCTTCGCCAACCAACACATAGCAAGCCTGATCAGACCAAACCATTACGCCTTGAGCGCCAGCAGGCCACACGCCAGTTACACCCGCCGTGCCAGTGTAAGAAATAGATCTAGTGGGAAAATTGGTATCGGCTAACGGGTTTAAAAGTTCCATGATGTTTCCTTATGCCAAAAATTTCAATTTGTACAGGGTTCGCAAATATATCTCAACAATATTATCTATCAATTGCTGAAGCGATGAATCAGTTTTATCACACACATCGTAACGAGCACCTTCAATTTCAGCAAGGGAATCTTGCAAGAATTCAATGATGTTAGATGTCTTTTTAGCTGAATTCAAAGTAATAGGGCCAATCAAACCGTGTCGGCCTTGGTACGCTTCAGCAAAGTCATCAGCCGCACCAATGATGCGTTCATAAAAGATATTGAGCGCTACGTGCTTGCTGTAGCTGCGAGTGTTTAAGTGCACAGAGTGTGCAACATCCCGCGCCAAGAACAGCAAGCCTAAAAAATCAGCGGCTTTGTGTGTCATTGTGGCATTCCTTGTGGTGGCATCATTTCGCCTTCAGGCATCATTTCCATAGGCATGGACTCTTCACGCATCTCTGGCATTTGATTGATTGTGTCTTGCGACTCCATCGCCGCAGCGACTACACCCATAGCAATGTCTTGAATCTGTTGCTCGGTCATGCCAGCCTGCACCGCAGCGATCCGTTTGGTTTCGGCTTCGTACATCTTAACTTCAGCTTCAAAGTCTTTGCGCTGCATTTCCTGCACTTCAATAGATTTTCCAACATTTTGGATCATCTGGTGCATCTGCTCCATCTCTTGGCCCATTGCTTGCATCTGCTGTTCGGCCATTTGCAACTCTGGTGACTTGTCGCCGTCTTCCATCAGCTTGGGGTCAATCGTCTTGGCAAAGCGTTTAGCCATCTCTTGGGCACCAGGCCAATCCATGTTCTTCACAAACAAATCACCAGCCACTTGCCACAGTTGGGGGTTACCCTGCAACAGTTGAGCCATTGCTTCCAAGGCTTCTTGGCGCTTGGTTGCGTAGCCTGGGCCAGTCGCCACCACCACATCGTACTTGCCGACGCTTGGGTTGTAGATCTTCTCGATCACTATGTCGCCTTGCATGATCTTCTTGACGGCTTCAGGCTGGTCAGGGTTTAACTTGACCATCTTGGTGTCACCGTCTATACCAATGATGCGAGCCACGCGCTGGGTGTCGTACACCTTGGGGATCAAGTCTACGAGCTGGCGCACAATGTGACGTACACCACGGGCAAGATTGTCACCGTAATGGTATGTGCCGACATCACCTTCGCGCTGACGCGCAAGAATTGCTTTGCCGCTTCTTTCATTCGATGTCATGCCCAAAGATGCGTTGTATTGGCCAGTAGATGCCTTGATGTCCTCAGATGCGCCTGCTTTGGCCTGCAACAGACCGCTAGAAGCCATTGGAGGCTGTGCCCGCTGGGGTAGTGGCAGAACAGCGCCTTGGCCGTCTGTAACATCTGGATTGACTTCCAAATACGGCCAGTTGGTCGTGTTTGCAGTCTTCCATTGGTTTTCGTAGCCTTCAAACTGGCCACCATAACCAATAAATGGCGCTTTAGGAGCCAAGGCCAGCATCTCGGCTTCTTGTGAAACCCAATAGTTGTACATACGCTGGGCATCCTTGGCATTTCGCACCAAGCCCGACACGTATAGACGGCCATCAACCTCAAACTCATTACCAACAATGCGTACTACAGGGATGTATTTCCCCGCCCAATCGCGTTCTTCAAGAATTTCATAACCGTTAATCTTGCAGTATTTAATCTTGACACGATCCGATTCACGAGATTTTTTAGGTTTGCCATAAATTTCTTTCAGTTGTTTGTCTTCTGGGGTGCCTTCAAATGCGGTCACGTTCCCAGGGTACATATTAAGGGTTGATCTGTCGTAGTCTACGTAGTAGTAGTCAGCGACGCGGATGGTGTCTTCGGTGAGCCATTGGCTCAAATTTTGGTCACCTACACCAAGTGTTTGCAAGGTGGTAATAGGCGCGGAGTCGGGATACATCCGCTGGTATTCGTCTTTAGTAACGTCTTCAGTGATGAAGCACCACTTGGCATCTGCACCAGTCGGGTCTTGGATTTTTGGATCCATGTAGACGCTAAATGAGTT